TTAAACCAACTGAAGATGAAGAAGGTAGTACAGAAGAACAGAGTGCACCATCAGGTGGATCAACTGGTGGTCTTGAGGTTGAAACTGCAGACTCTCTTGAGGAAGCAATCAAGAATCTTGCACAAACAAATGCTAGAGAGACAGTGTATTGGGAAATACCACAAGTGGATCTTAAGAGAATCATTATATCAAATGAAACTATTCATGAATTATGTGATACACAGTTTGCTGAAGATGAAGTTAAGTTTGAAGAAATGGTAAAAGCACAAAAACTTAAGTATCCAGATTTTGACTACTACAGAGAATCATCTTGGAACTATGATAAGACAGTTGATCCTGATGCAACTTTTGTGAAGTTCAAAAGATCTGCACAGAAAGAAGTCAACTATCTTGTTAAAGAGTTTGAGTGTAAGAAGTCTGCATCTGCATATGCTCGTGCTACCACTTCTAGAACTGGTGTTCTTGACACATCCAGACTTCATACTTACAAGTATAGTGAAGATCTATTCAAAAAAGTTACAGTTCTTCCAGAAGGTAAGAATCATGGATTAGTATTCATTCTTGATTGGTCTGGTTCAATGAGTAATGTGATGCTCGATACTGTCAAGCAATTATACAATCTTCTTTGGTTCTGTAAGAAAGTTCAAATACCATTTGAAGTTTATGCTTTTACTCATGATTATCCAAATGAGAATCGTTACCTAGAAGAGAGATCTGAACAGTTTGCATATACTGTAAAAGATGGTCTTGCAATGTTTGATCCAAAAGTTTCACTTATGAATATATTCACAAGTAAAGTAAAGGGTAAAGAACTTGAAAAGCAGATGAAGAATATATGGAGAATCGTAAATAATTTTGGATACTGTCGCACAAAGTATCAGATTCCACTTGGTATGAGTTTATCTGGAACTCCTCTGAATGACACCTTGATTGCTCTTCATCAATTAATACCAGATTTCAAATCAAAGAACAAAGTTGAAAAAGTACAATGTGTTATTCTAACTGATGGAGAATCGAATCATCTTTCATATCATGTCACTGTACATAGATCTTGGGATGATTCACCTTATCGTGGTTATAATTCGATTCCTTCTAACTCATACTTAAGAGATCGTAAAACTGGTAGAACATATCTTCACAAAGGAGATTACTATCATCATACAACTCAAGTCTTACTTCGTAACTTAAGAGACAATTTTCCAGATACTAATTTCATTGGCATTCGTATACTTGCCTCTCGTGATGCAAACTATTTTCTTCGTACTTATCTTGAGTATCAAACAGATGAGATTGAGAAGTACATGAAAATCTGGAGAAAGCAAAGAGCATTTGCAATTAAGGATATTGGTTATGATACTTACTTTGGACTTTCATCATCTGCCCTAGATAATGATACAGAGTTTGAGGTCAAGGAAGATGCAACAAAATCACAGATCAGGAGTGCATTTAAGAAGTCACTCAATGGTAAAAAGATGAATAAAAAGATTCTTGGTGAGTTTGTGGAGTTGATTGCTTGATAAATAATTAAGTTGTACAGATTAAAAAAATGAGTAGATTTGGAGATTTATTGGGAGGTACTTCAGAACCTGTAGTTGATACAGCACCATCCTCATATGAACCTGCAGAGGAGACTAAAGGATTCGGTGACATGTCAAAAGTTGAATTAGAGGAGTATGGTCGTACCATAGGAATCGAACTTGATAGAAGACAGGGGAAGGGTAAACTTATCAAACAACTTGAAGATCACATCCAATATATTGAAAGTATCTAGAACTATATAATATAGTGTTCGGTATACCGTATGAATCTGATGGATGGTTGTCACTCTCTTAAACTAGAGTGTGCATTAAGGGATCTTGGGTTTGTAGATATAGGATGGAAATGTGTTGCACACGCAGGGATATTCTTTATTCAACCAGTTGGTATACCTGATGATCCTGATGGAGATCTACTTGGATTTCATATAACGGTTCCATATGCAAGGCATTATAATAAAGTTAAGATGGTCAATACAGCAAAGAGAGCATTAGATTGGGCATTAGAATAGACAATTAAATTAGTGTCACATAGGGTCTTCACAGACCCTTTTTTTGTACTATAATTAGTACATAAATAAATCACTACATCATGACCTACGTGCCATTCACTGTTAAAATGACAGAAGACCAAATTACTGATAAACTAAAATCTCTCTACGGTACAGAGTTTACCGCAGCAGATATCAAAGCATTCGTTGCAATGAATGATATCACTTATCAGACAGTTACAAGAAAACTTCAGAAGTACAAAGTTTCCAAAGGTAAGTGGAATCTTGAAGTTACACAAAAAGTCGTAGATAAGATTGAGAAAACATTCAATGCACCTTCCGCAGAAGTTAGAAATCTTGTTCCAGATCAAGATGACACCTTTGTTAAGTTTGGAAGTTTTCCTGATATCAAAAAGATAATACAATCAAAATTATTCTACCCTGCTTTTGTTACTGGTCTATCTGGTAATGGAAAGACATTCTCTATCGAGCAAGCATGTGCTCAACTCAAGAGAGAACTTATTCGTGTAAACATTACTATTGAAACAGATGAAGATGATCTTATTGGCGGTTTCCGTCTTGTTAACGGTGAAACCGTATGGCACAATGGCCCAGTCATTGAAGCACTCGAACGAGGAGCAGTATTGTTACTTGACGAGATCGACCTTGCCTCTAACAAAAGTCTCTGCCTTCAGAGTGTCCTTGAGGGAAATGGAATATTCCTTAAGAAAATTGGCAGATTCGTTAGACCCGCAGCAGGATTCAACATATTCGCCACCGCAAATACTAAGGGTAAGGGTTCAGACGACGGACGCTTTATTGGAACTAACGTGCTCAACGAAGCATTCCTCGAAAGATTCCCAGTAACATTTGAGCAAGCATATCCAAGTGTAAACAATGAAATCAAACTTCTAGGATTACACGCAGATAGAGTTGGTGTTAAAGATGCAGAGTTTGTCAAGAAACTTGTAGATTGGGCAGACATTATCCGTAAAACATTCTATGATGGTGGTATCGAAGAGTTAATCAGTACTCGTAGATTGGTTCACATACTTCGTGCATACTCTATCTTTAAGAACAAAGCAAAAGCAATTCAAGTTTGCATCAATCGTTTTGATGACGAAACAAAGCAATCATTTATGGAATTGTATGATAAAGTAGATGCAGACTTTGAAATGCCTACTGAGGAGGTTAAGGATGAAGGACAGAATTAAAATAGGTCTTTCTTATAATTCTCTAGAACCACCTAAGTATAAACAAGACAGAGAATTATTTGAAAAATTTATAAAGAAATGGAGAAGGAATGAAAAACCTATTATCAGAAATCTTCTTTCAAAAAGTCCAGAGTTCATTAATAATCTTTTAAAATGAATCTGTGGAAAAGTTATAAAGATGTTCTACACGAAATGTTCCCTCTCCATAATGGAGTAGGGAGCGTTTGGGCACAATGGGAAAGTAAAGGAACTTCTCTAACAGCAAAGACATATACAACTCCTTACTTTATTAAAGCAAGAGAAGTTGAAATATGGGATGATAAAAGTTGTATTTACAACAATATCATATATCCAAAGACGGGCAGTAACCTGCCCTGTTTTGGTATGGACTTGATGGGATTTTTTCAAAAGAAAGTCATTATAGTATTTGACTATCAACATCCAGTAGAGAACTATTTGTTTTCGGTTGAAGGACTACCTAAGAGTGAGGGAGAATATCGTTTCTTTGAACCAGGTAATCACTTCTCTGAAAATGTTTATATTGCCAAATGTACAATGGATGAGGTAGATGACCATCTTGAAATGTTTACAAAATACTTGACAAAATATAAGGATATGATAGAATTAGAGAAACCCACTGGTGAAGACACTAGTGTTTATAAAGACTTTGATGCTTATATGACTAAACTTGACCCAGTATCAGGATATCTGAAGGGTAAGTTTGGACAAGAAAGAGCAGAGAGTCTTGTAAATGACTTTTTATTTTGTTATGATTAATGCTTGGAGTCTAGCGTGGGAAGCACTATATGGAGATATGGACAAAGAATATCCTATCAAAAATGAA